TGCCGTAGATCCATATCTAACATATAAATTATTTCCATAACCCCATCCTGGACTCCATCCACCTGCTGCACTATTTGGAAATGCATGATAATCAAAAGATCCAATTGATATAGATGGGGTTGCAGGGTAATCCCAAAATGTATAATCTCCTGCACCAAATGTAATAGTTCCTTTTGGACTTACATAAATATTGTTTGTGTAAACTGTGTCTCCCCATTTAAGAGGGGTATTCAAGTTCATTAAAAAGGCTTGATCTCCACCGTTTACCTGATAGGTATCACAAGGTGCTGCCTCTGCATGAGCCTGCTGTGGCGTGCAGGAAAGAAGTAGTATTGTTGCTACTACAAAGACAAAGATTGCTCTGCGAAGAGTCCTAAAAGCGTTAATTTAATAACTACCCCCAATAAGAGATAGTATAATTATAACATTTTTTTCAAATTAGTTTAAACTGCTCTAGATATTCTAGTGCTTCTTTAGGTGGCTCTGGTCTAATTACATTATTATTAACAAACACATCTTTATACTTATCTTGCTTTGGTCTATCTGCAAATGTATGAACCTCTACCTCTAAATTAATATCTTTGGGTGTATTAGCAATTGCACCAAATATAGCACCACAAACTGCGTCTGCTAAGTCTTTAGATTTTTTACGAGGATGATCTACCTTATCATTTTTCATAATTTTTAGTTCAGTTAATTCTTCAAACAATAATTCAATTGATGGCATAACAAGTCTTTCTTCATATACAAGCATTGCCATGTCTTCATAATGTTTTTTAGCAACAGATACGGTATCTGTTTTCATTCCAACTGCTTTTAATTCATTTTGAATATCAAATGATTGCCAACGATCAAACGTTACTAAACCTATATTAAATCCATTTCTTCTTAAGTTTTGAATCCATTGCTTTACTTCTGATAGGTTTACTGGACCTTCTGTTTTAGGTTCCCACCAAACCACTGCATCTACAACAACAATTGGAGATACCTGCTCATAGTCTTTTATAACTTGAACGTTTACCCATTTTTCAACATGAGCAATTGCTACAGCACACTTGTCATGTTTTTGGGCTAAGTCAGCATGAACATAATATGTTTTATCTGGATCAGGTTTAAATGCTTCATCAAATCTCTTAAAGTTATCTATAGGATTTCTACCAGTCATACAGGCTCTAACTTTGTCTGCCTGCTTAAAAAATGCATCTGAAGCATATGTAGGAACACATGCAAAACGCATCATTGCATCACCAAGATCTGTATAAAATGCTAATTTAAAATCATCAATTTTTCTAGTTGGGTTTACTTCCCAGGTAGGTCTTTTCAATGCAAATACTCCAGGATATTTATAAGAAACAATCTCGTCCTCTTCCCACGAAATATCAAACGTGTTGCCTACTTCATTTTCTGGCAATGCTGGATTTAAAATAAATCTATGAGTTTTTTCAATAACATCTTTTTCTAAAATAACATCATCATATCTTTGTGATATAAAGTCTCCAACATATCTTGGAAATGATAATAATACTACCTTTCCTAAATCTGGAAAGCGAGAATCTACTGATCCACGAAATGCTTTATAAATATTTTCTGCTGTCTTTCCTTGTTCGTTACCAGTTCCAACTTCTGAAGCAAAGCCAGAAATTTCATCAAGCACTGCAAGTAAAAGGTTTAAACCTTCGTGTGATTCTCTTTCCGAATGTCCAGAATAAACTGTAATTGATTTATTAAATTCTATACTATCTGCTTTTGCGTAAAACTTTCCTACAAACCACGGAGATTTTTCAATCTTAGTTTTAAAACCTTTAAAGAAAACGTTCTTGGCTTGTTGTGCGTTAATAGCAACGTTAATTAAATCAATAGCATCACCTGATGGTTTACCAAAATATTTAGCAGGATCCTTTAAACAAAGCAACTTATAAACAATATAACAACAAGCAACAGTAGATGTAAAGTCTTTTCCACTACCTTTTCCTAACTGGAGAATAATTTCATTCTTAGTATATTTATTATAATACTCTGTACCTTCTTTTTCACCTAAAAGTTCTATCAGTTCTTCTTTTTTATAAATTTGACTCATAGCCTCAACTATGTCATATTGAATTTTTGATAACCCAGGTTGTCCTAAATAATCTTCATGTTCAATAAATGTTTTAGCATCTACTGGAATTTCTTCAAATGGATTATCTTTTAATACTTCTAAAAAATCATCAAACATCATGGACAACTGTAACCACTTCGCTTTCTTTGGCAATACTTGAAAGTCGTCTCATGATTTCATCACGAACTTGTGGATACTCAGAAGCAACATCTTTTAATATGTTCATAAGAACTTCTTGTTTTCTTTCTATCTGAACCATTTCTTCTGCCAATTCCTTGTTTTCTAAAAGACCTGCTTTTTGTAACATATCTATTCTTCTAGATTCAATATCTAATACAAGTTTAATACCCTGACTTTTAGCATTAAGGTTGGCTGTAGTAGTTGCATCTTCAATAACTTCATATGCTTTTGTTATTAATTTACTATAATGTGTATCAGCAGCAACTAAGGCTTCCTTTGCTCTAGCACGAATAGCATCATTAGCGGAAGCCATAACCTTCCACTCATTAATTAAACTAACTACTTGTTGTCTTGGTATTGCAAGTTGCTTAGATATCCTTGTAGGATCGCTTCCTTTTAAATATTCTTCAACAACTTTATTTACCTGATCTAAATGCTGAACTAGGTCTTGCTCAGTTGACATCAGTTTTTCCTTTATATATGTTATACAACATTTTAGCCCAAACATAGTGAAACGCTGTGCCGTAATGTCTGCCATCTCTGGCAATCATAGTATACTTATCGTCTTTGTGACTTTCTGTATAGTTAAATACTCCCTCTTCAATTTCTTGCATTTGTTCTATATCTGTAGTAACAATATAATTATCTAAATTACATAGTCTAAAGAATGCATCTGTTCCTCTAACATAGGAAAACAAATACAATTTTATATTGTTTGATTTGCAATATACTTCTAAAAACATTAGATATTGATACATATAGATATACAAAGTATGAACAAATACTGACAACGTAGTATCCTGCTTTACAATAGAGTGTCTATAGTTGTCATTTAGTGCATAGAATGTATCTCCTGGTCCCATAGGTTTATCAAATTCTGCCGTACTGTCTGAATTTAATGCATAGAACCTATTTAAATCTGGCAAATCTAAAAATATTTCATCTGGATTGCCATACTTATCTATATACTTAAAGGTACTTGCAACAATATCAAATATACTTTTTCCTGGAGTGCCAATGTTGTAATAACCAGAGACCTTTTCATTTTCCGATATCATCTTATATAATAAATAAGACCAAGTCTCATTTGTATATAGTCCTTGTCCATAAGTTACTGAACAACCATTAAAAAGAATATGCTTTCCTTCATGATCTTTTTTAAATTCATCTGCTCTAAAACCCTGTCTGTTAGGAACAAAATCATCTTCTGGAAAATCAACCCATAGTTGACTATCATCTAATTTTTTAGAATCTCTGTACAATCCTTCAATTAAATTATTCCATCCAGTCAACTGTCTTGAAAATGGAAGTTCTACCTTTTCGTTTTGTAGCAAAGTTTTATAACTTTGTTTAGCAGTTTTTGTAAACTCACTATTGAGGGTTTCATATAAATTAACCCCATCTTGTTTTGGTAAAGGTTGATAATTTCTATTTTTTTCATTATAATTAAATAGATTATCGTACATTTCTTCTTCTGTTCTTATTTCATTAGGGTCAAACTGATCTTTCATTTTATAACTCCTCCTTGTTGTAAACCTTTGAAACCTTTAATAAAATTAAATATCCAATCAAGTCATCCAAATCATTGTCTCCATAAAATTCAGACCCTCTGGATATTCTTGACAACTTGTCATCAATTCTTATTTTTATTTGTTCATCTGAACTTCCTTTAGAAAATATTCTAATAGGATCAAGTGCGGAATCGCCATATGATTTATTTTTTTCAATAAGCATAGTCTTTATATTATCGCAAATATTAGCAATGGTGTGCTGAGTTGTTGTAGTCATCTTTTTGATTTCCTCAATCCAAATTTAGCCAAATACACGTATACTGTCTCGACACTACAGCCACATTCTTTAGCAATTTCTTCTGGTGACTTTCTATCCATAAGATATCTCTTACGCATAAAAACTTCACTAGTATACATTTTACCAGAAGCCATGTTAAACCTCGACTCTCATGGCTTTTTGCCAGTTATTTATAGCCCAATGGCCTATAGCACAAGCATCAGCAACATCGTTATCATTTATATTTTTATCATATATTGTATTAACAAACCTTATAGTTCTTTCTTTTCTTAAGTTTCTTTCATATGTTTTATACCAAGACTCTGATTTGCCAGGGTTTTTATTTACAATTAATACTCTTTCTTCTTTTGATATCTTCTTATTACCTATAAAGTTTTGCCATGTAATTGGTGAGACTGATCCAACTGTTGATACCCCGCAAATCTTCAAGGCACCAATGATAGCACCCTGTACAAGGGCCAGGTCAGCAGCAGTTTTTGGACTATTCATAAATACTGTATGCTCTATAACTACAGCATCTATATCATATAAATCAAACAAGGCCTGAGTTTTTATACAAGCGTCTCCAACCTTTTCATAATTTGTGTTTCCAGTAAAATTAATTTTTCCAAAAAATCCAAGTTGTTTATTATTATAAACAGAAAAAGCCAAACTATTTGTACTTGCATCTATTGCACAAATATTATTAGGCATCATTTCAATGCCCCACTTATTCTTTGTCATTAATAATAATCCTCATTTTTTTTAAAGCCTTAACAACTTCTACTGGATTAATTAAACAAAACGTACAAATTGGTTCATCATTATATATTGATAAATCATTGCCACAGTTTTTGCACTTTCTAGTTTTACCAATTCTTTTTTGTCTGCGTGATATGACATATCTTTCAGCAATCTTTTCTTTAGTTGCAGCATCCCTGCATTCTTCAGAACAATAAATCTGATATGTTACTTTTGCTTTAAACTTATCTTCACACCACTTACAGTTCTTCACCGAGGTTCTCCAAGGAATCTATTTTAATAGTTCCCGCCTCTGCTTCAGAACATGCTTTTTGAATTGGACATCTTGCACAAATTTTTGAGTTAGATCTATAATTCCTTTTAGGAATAGTTTTATCTACCCATGCTTTGCGAACTGTTCTCATCCAATCAAATGCCTGGTTAACCCACCTGCGGTAATGATCGTTTAGTTCAATAGGAAGTGTAAGTAACTCATGATTATTTTTATTTTCATAAATTAATACACCCTTATCTTTTTTAAATACTTTCATATAAATAAGAACTTGTTTTAAATGATCCATTTTTGGTTTTCTATGAATTTTTCTATATTCAAAACCTTCACTTGGTACAGTTTTAATTTCACCAACAATGTCAGTTCCGTTATAATGCAACATAGCATCAGCAAATCCATTAATTGGAGGATCTTCAGATTTTACAGCCAACTCCATTGCTGGATGTATTTGTTGATTATACTTTCTTGGTTCTGGATCAAACTCTAAATCTTCAGCAAGGACTCCAGATTTCAATAAAGCATCTTGAATTCTACCGTGACTTAAATTACCACCTGTTCTATTTGCAACACCATAAGCATCTGCATTGTCTTCCCAAACAGTTCCCTCAAAAGCCAAGTACCAAAATCTTGGACACTCGCCATGATTCCATACAAGTGTTGATGGAGAAAAACTATATTTTTTTGCGTACTTAGGTTTTAATCCTACTGTATATCCCTTTTCAATTGATTCAATTAAACCTTTAGTAAAGTCTACATCACCATTGTGTATTTCTTTTTTAATCATAACTTGCTGTAGTAAATTTTTCATGTTTATCCTTTTAATATAGTATAGCAGACTATCGTGTGATGTACTTAAGTGCAGAAACTAAATCATTAATTGATTCTGCAGCAGTATAGTATATGTTCTTTCTTGCTCTATCATTTTTATCAACATTTGTCATCCAAGTTGCTTTAAAGGCCATCTTTGCCGCTATTGCCTGTAATCTAACAATTTCTATTGTGGCAACATTCATTGGAATATCTGGCTTAACTATTACCTTTGCAATAAAGGTTAATGCAGTTGTAAGTTCTTCATCATTCATATACTCTGCAATTTCTGCAAGACCGTTTATTTGTTCTAAAGTTGTTTTACTGTTTTCAGCCTGTAACACCGAATCCTCCATTATCTTGTGGTATTATTCCTAACTCTAAACCTTCTTCATGATATTGATCCCAACTAATTTGAAATCTAGGGTGTTGATTTAAATCATCAATATATTTTTTTCTTACTTCGGGATGATGCTCATTATCTAATGGATTTTCATCTCCTGTAAATCTATAGTTGTCTGGAGGACAATAATCAAAACTAACTATCTCAACATATTCTCCAGGCTTCCAATGTCTTTTTGGTCTCCAGTGAACTTGATTAACGGCACTAAACAACATAGCATCACCATTTCTAAGATCATAATGTTCACCATCAATTACTAATTGCCAATCGTCAACATTGCCACCAATTTGATAATTAAATGTAACCAAATTTTCATCAGCGTCTATATGAGGTGGTAGTGATGGTGCATACTTTCCATCTCCATATTGCATATCATATTTAATATAATTATAATGACATAACTTTATTTCTTCTTTATAAACTGGCTTTGCGTATGAGTCCATGATGTCTTCTATTTCTTTTGGACATTCAAATTCTATTAATTCCCTAGACATCACTGTAATTTTTTTAGGATAAAATCTATTCATGGCAGATATTATTTCATAGTCTGATTCAATTATGTCATCAACTACTATGTTTCTATTTGCTTCAATAACATTTCTTAATGCCTTTGCTTGATCCTCAGTAAAAGGTTTTTCAATATAAATTGGAAGTTTGGTATTATATTTATCAAAACTTGTTAAGAAATTATGCATTTTAGTCATCAATAAGAACCTTCCGTTGGATTTGAAGTTACCCCAGGTGTTTGTTCCCAAATGGCATACTGATAATCTCTTCTACTCAAAATTTCTTCTTTTTCTTGTTCAGATTTAAAGTTGTGAAACTTAGGAACAAAATGTAAAAATAAAGCCTCTAAAAATTCTTCATCTTTAAATTCTTTTTTAGGTCTCCAGTGAACTTGGTGTGTTCCAGAAAATGTTAGTGCTTGATTATCTTTAAGTGTAAATGTTTCTTCAGACTTCCAGTTATCTACAACTATTTCCCAATCAACATTAGATTTTACTTGTACATCAATTGTAAATCTTTTACCTTCAAAAGCATTATCGATATGTGGAAACAACAACGGATTAAACCACAATTTTCTGCAATCAGATATTGTTTTTTGATATCTAGAAAAATTATATTCTGCAAGAACTAGGCCTTCTCCAATAATGTCCTCAGCAACTTTAGTAACACTGTCTATAATATCTTGTGGTAACTTAATGTGCCAACTTACATAACTTAGATGTTGTTGAAAAGATGTATGCTCAGTATTTTGTACTAAATCATATATTCTTCTTGTTTGATCTTCTGTAAAAAAATTATCTAATACTACATTGGGAGCATCTTTATATATCATTTTGTTTCCTTTGTTTTTATTGGAACTGGCTGTCTTTCTATACCAGTCTTCTCTCTAATTCTATGTGACCAATATTCTAAAATTAACTTTTGATCTTTGCTCCATGGCCTATGCTCAGCGTATCTAAAATGAGCAAATAGCATATCAACTCTATCATTATCTAATAATTTTTTATTTTCTCTCCAATGTATTTGTTGAGTGCCAGCAAAAACTAAACCATCGTTATTTTCTAAATTAAAAGATTCTCCCTCTACAACTACTGCCCATGGTGTAGTAGAGTTTAACTGTATGTCAAGTGTTATTCTTTGTCCATCTTTTTCATGAGTATCAAAATGTGGAAAAAGTTTTGGCTCATAACCATATTCGTTAGAGTATCTTGCAAATGATAATTCTGTTAAAAACATCTGTTCATTTAAAAGATTGCTCATCCACATATTTAAATATTTTTCTAATTCTGTGTTCTGAAATGTCCAGGCTCTGTGTCCTACAAAGTCTTGAGTAATGTAATTATCTTTTACTTTTTCTACTTCGTTATATATAAGTTTATTTTGTTCTTCAGTTATAATATTTTTATAAATGAATACTTCAAAATCTCTATTTGGAACAATTCCTTTTTCTAACTCTTCATTATAAATTGCTGGATCAAATCCCATTATTATTGTCCTTCCTTGAACACTTTATCCACAACTGCTGTCCACCCCTCTTTACCGCCCCAATTATTTAATGATTGTTCTGATAAAGGTATAGGATCTAAAGCAATTCCTGAATCTTTTTGATATTTTGACTCCCAATAACGCATAATATTTTCTTGATTTGGACTTAACAATCTATTATTTTCATATCTAAAATGTGCAAATATCGCAGCACAGTAATCTAATTTTTTAAAGTTATATTTATCTCTCCAGTGAATTTGTTGAGTACCAGAAAAAACTATGCCTTCATTTTGATTGGTTTTGTACTTTTTATTTTCAACAACTAGATCCCAATCTATATTTGAATCAATCTGAACTGACATAGTCACTCTCTGTCCATCTTGAACATGGTTATCATAATGTGGATAAAGTTTAGGTTCATATCCAAATTCTGGTGCGTATATACATAACTCTATATCAACTAGTATTACTTTTTCTCCAAGATTTTTACTAAGAACATCCTCTAGTCTTTGAGTTATTTCTGGATAACGAACTACCCATTTTCTTTGACCAGCATATCCTACGGTTATGTAATAATGCTCAAATCTTTTATAGTGATGTTTTAATGTATTGATATGATCTTCTAATAAAACATCTTTAATAGAAAAGACCTTAAAGTCTTTATTGTCTACAAAACCATTTTCTAGTTCTTCACTATAAACTGATGGATCAAACATTATTGACAACCTTATTCTCTGTTCGTTGGTGCTTTAAAGAAAAAGAATAACATATTTACATAATCATCTTTTTCAAAGTTTTTTTGCGGTCTACCGTGATATTGTTTAAATGGTCTAAGAAGCACTGCCTGATTATCTATTAATTCATAGTTTGTTCCATCTATTGTAATCGGCCATGTTATATTAGATGCCAATTGATAATCAATTAGAGTTGTATCAAGTTTTGAATCAAAGTGAGCGTTAAGTTTAGGATTACCTGTATTAGAAGAATACTCTGCATATACAGTACTAATATATTCACAATCACCATATTGTTCTCTAATTATTGTTTTTAACTTTTCAATAATATATTCTGGTGTTGGAAGTATCTCAGCCATGAGTCTTCCATTATCTCTGTCTATCATGACTACATCATCTTGATTTATCAAGGAACCATTTTCATCTACTAAAATTGAAACATGTGGTCTTGTTTCCATTTCATGTTGAACCATGGCAGCAAGATCTTCACGTTCTTTTCTTGTAAACAAATCATTAAATACTATATTTTCCATACTACTATTATACCCCATCCGTTAATTGTTCTAATATATCCATCTCAATAATTGCTAACCTTGTTTTATTATTACCTTCTCCCAAAACTACAACTATTGCTGGATCCATGTTTTTCTTAATGGCATCAGTTACAGCCTTAGCCCAAACCTCTTTATTTAAAGTAAAAGACTTTGAAACTTCTTTAAAATCAATTACAAAATTATTCCAAGAAGCATCACCTTTTGTAGTGTTTCTTCCAGAGTTCTTGTGCTGTTTAGCACCTATTCTTTTACTTTCGCTTTTCTCGCTCATAGTCCTTCTTTGTTTTATGTATTAGCGTTACCTTGCTTAAATGTTTTTCTTTACACATCCAGGTTAACTCTTTAGTCTCTGGATAAGACCTTAAGGTTAACACTATAGCCTTACATTTATGGCAAACAAACTTGCCATTGTAAACAGTATAGTTAGACACTAAGTTTATTCTTAATCATATCTTGAAGATCAAGATCCTCTCTTACTCTGTCTATAAATGCTTCCCTACCCTGAATTTTTGTACCATCATCTAGTTGATACCAAGCCCCTGTTCTATTTATGATTCCTGCATTTTCTGCAGTATCAACAAGGTCACCTATAGCATCTACACCAAGACTATCCCCTCTAAAATAAAAGTCATACTCTCCAGATTGAAAGCCTGGTGATGTTTTTGAAAATTGTAGTTCCCACCTAATTTTTCTACCAATTTTTTCTTCTATTAACTTGTCACCAATTTTAATTTTACCTTTAAGTGCTTGGTTGTCTGATTCAGAAGAGAAAAGTTTAATAACACAGGAAGAATAAAACTTTGTAGCCTGTCCACCTGATGGTTGTTGACTAGTATACATTGCATTAATATTATTTCTTGATTGAGAAATTAGTACTAACAATGTTGGCTTTACCTTGTTGTTTGCATAATTTAACATTTTCCAAGCATTACTAAAGTCACGAGACTCAGCACCAATTTGTTTTGTATTTTCTAACGCCTTCATTTCATCAGTATCTTTTTCAAAATAAATAGCAGGAAGCATAGATGTTATTGAGTCAACAACAATTAAATCAACTCCAGCATTCATTAATCCAACACCAACGTCAACCATATCGCTGATAGTTCTTGCTTGTGAGTAAATAAGTTTTTCTGGATCTACGCCAAGTGACTTAGCCCAATCTTCAGAGTATGACATTTCGGAATCAATCCAAGCACAAACCTTACCTTCTTTTTGTGCAAGAGCAATCATTTGTAAACACATAGATGATTTTGCAGAAGATTTACTTCCCCAAATTAAAACTTGTCTGCCATATGGAAGACCACCACCCAATGCACGATTCAAACCAAAACTTGGTGTAGGCTGATATTCAAAATTAATTCCAACTCCATTACCAAGTCTTTTGCGTAACTTAGGATCTAACTGTGACAATACTTCTTCTACGCTAACCATTGATATCCTCCAAAATTACGGTTCCGTCTTTTGTCTTACCTAAAGTAAATTTATATGCATGCCCTTCTTCTAACTTCATATATGCTTGTGCAAATGATGTTGGAAATACCATGACTGAATGTAAATCTCTTGATGTATCTGCTAATGTTAGTGATGCCATTTTTTTACCTGCTTTTGTTATTCTAGGTTTAAATGATACCACATACATCTCTTCTTCTGTAAAAGGTAGTTGTTTATAATTTAAAAACTTAACCAAAGCATTTGTAGAACCTTTAATTTGATCTACTGGGACTGCAGATAAAATCCTATTATCATTAACAAGTATTAAATATGTTTGTCCAGTTTCTATGGTAGTCTGCTCTTCATCAAATATTCCAACGCTACCAGTTTTATCTAAAACTTCAACTCTGGACCAACCTTTACTTCTTTTAATATTCTTTACCATTCCCATAATTACAAATGATCCCTTTTCATCATAGTCTTCTATGTCTTTAATAAAAGCATGATAATGTGCTGGAACTGTAATATTAAACTCTGGTAAATTTAAAATTTCATATAAGTTGTGACGAATATCTTCATCGTTTCTTGGATTATCTGGAAAAGTTGCGGCACCAATTAACTTTAATGCATTGAGTGCTCTACTGTTTACACCATTACCTTTAGTAAAAGTAAACTCTTCTAATTCTTTATATGAATTAAATGGTCTAGCATCAATATATTTTTTAGCAATATTGTCTGATATATATTTAATAGCAGATAGTCCAAATCTAATCCCCTTGCCCTCAATTTTAAAATCTATGTCTGAATCATTAATATGTGGAAGTTTAACAGGAATACCCATTCTTTTTGCTTCAATCAAATATTCAGTACGAGTATCTTTGTTGCTTTCATTTTTAAGTAAAGCAAACATAAACTCAAGTGGATAATAGTATTTTAACCACGCTGTCCAATACGAGAGCGTAGAATAAGCAACCGCATGAGACTTGTTGAACGAATATCCCGCATGTGCTTCAAAGTCATGCCATAGATCACGAGCAACGTTAGGAGCAACATACTTAGAAGCACCTTCAACAAACTTTTCTTTAAAAACATCAAACTCCCTTGCATCTTTCTTTTTACCAATAATTTTTCTAACTTTGTCTGCATCAGCCATTGTCATGCCGCCAAGATGTACGCAAGCCTGCATAACTTGTTCTTGATACAGAATACATCCATAAGTATCGGATGTAAATTCTTTCATTACTTGATGAACATATGAAACATTTTGTTTACCATGTTTGCGAGCCAAATAATCTTTACCAATAGTATTCATAGCACCTGGTCTAACTAATGCGTTAGATGCTGCAAGTTCGTTTAAATTCTTAACGCCCATCTTAACTAATAGATTGGTGTATGGTGTTGCTTCACATTGAAAAACACCTTTTGTATAGCCATCAGAAAGCATTTCATATACCTTAGAATCTTCCATATTAATTTTTAATGGATCTATATCTACATAATGATTTTGTTTAATCATACCTATAGCATCTTTAATAACGCTTAATGTTTTTAAACCAAGTGCATCTATTTTAATTAAACCAATTCTCTCTGCTTCTTCCATGTCAATGCCAACAACTGGAATTCTTTCATCACTTCCTGGTGAAGATCTTGTTTCTAATGGTGCATATCTAAATATTGGATTTTTACTTGTTACAACACCTGCAGCATGAATACCAGTACCACGAATACGTCCACGTAACTGTTCTCCGTAAATCTCAACCTCTGGATATTTTTCTCTAAACCATTCTGTTGTTTTTGAAGTACAATATTCATCCCACGTATCTACTAACTTTAAAACCTTGTTTACATCTGATAGAGGAATGTTTAATACTCTTGCAACATCTCTAACAACACCCTTATCTTTAAACTGTAAAAATGTAGCAATAGATGCAACATGTCTATACTGTCTAACTAGATAATCTTTTACTTCGTCACGACGTGAATCTTGAATATCTGTATCAATATCTGGAAAGTCATTACGTTCTGGATTAATAAACCTAAAGAAGAGTAATCCATGTTTAATTGGATCAATGTCTGTAATATTTAAAGCATAACATAAGAGTGAGCCAGCAGAAGATCCTCTACCTGGGCCTACCATGATACCTTCTTTTTTAGCCCAGTTAATCATACTTTGCACAACCAAAAAGTATGGACCAAACTTCTTATCTTTAATTACCTTCAACTCTTCATTAAGTCGTTCCACATATACAGCATCGTCTGACAAACCCTTATCTCTCAAACCCTGCATTGCAATTTCTTTTAATTCTTTATCTGGGTTTCTATATTGAACTGGTAATAGGTCTAAACCATCTTGTAGGTCATAGTCTTCTACCTTATTGGCAATCTCTATAGTGTTGGAATATATATCTTCTCTAAATATACCCTGCTTTTCCATAGCAGACTTAATCTCTTCATAACTTAATAAATGTATGTCAAACTTATTAAATGTTATTTGTCTATCCTTGCCATATAGATAATCTAAACGCTCCATCATATCTTTATGTTTTTTAGATTTTTCGTATGTATGATCTTTCTCTATCTTGGCATGAGTATTTAGCAATAATTTAAATTCTTGTACTTCCCTTTGTTCTTTACAACTATGATGACAGTCTGGAGTAACTACTACCTTTACACCAAACTCATCAGCAAGTTCAATGAGTTGTTTATTTATTTCAGCAGGATTATGTGGCATTACCTCAATATAATAATCATCTTTAAATGTATCTTTAAACCACTCTATATATTTTTTTGCTACAGCAAAGGCATTTTCTTCTAAGGCTTTAACAAGCACACTGCTTGGACAAGCAGATGTTACTATAATACCTTCTGAATATTGCTTTAATGTTTCAAAATCAAATCTTGGCTTTTTAAAATATCCCTCAGTCCAAGCGATTTCATTAATCTTATTTAAATTTTCTAAACCAACTTTATTTTTAGCGAGAAGGACTATATGGTTATAGACTAAATCAAGTTGACCGTCTCTCTCAGACTTGTCTCTTGTATCAAATCTATCTTGACACATATAGCCTTCTACGCCAAGAATAGGCTTAACGTTCTTTGCTTTTGCACCTCGATACAGTTCTCTATGCCCAGATAAGGTTCCGTGATCTGTAATTGCAATTGCTTGCATACCCAAATCAACTGCACGGTCTATATATTCTTCTGGAGTAGCAACACCATCAAATAATGAATAGTGTGTGTGAACGTGTAAGCCTACATAACTCATCTATTACCAGTCAGTGTTTGTTGACGAAGTAGTAGATGGAGAATCAAACCCCAAATAGAAAGCCTCTTGTTCTGC